TCATTGTTTGTTTTTGGGTATATACTAAAAAAGTAATATTATTACTCCTATTAAAACTATTATCCAAAGTATTCGTGATATTATTACTAATAGGCTTTCCATATATTCCCCTTTTCATTAAATTATTAAAATTAAAGCTATTATTATGAGATTACAAACCATTTATAATCTCTCTTGAATAGAAGGGTGAATATTAGTAAAAACGTAGGTATTATTCATTAGTGCTTGCCAATCATCACTATTCATAAACTCCCTTATTTTATCCTCCCTTTTAACCTGTGCTGTATGGGTTTTAGACCCTTCACGGCTCATTTTTACCTCAGTAATTTTGCCTGTATCCTTATTGACCCGCTCAAATGTATCGTCAATATGACTACTCCAATAAGTAAGGGCATTAAATAAGTTCCAAACTGTATAACCTAGGGATCCGCTTTCACGCTCTATTTGGTCAATGAAATAATCTAACAGTTTATAATTTACTGAAATACTAGTGTCATCAAGTAATTGTTTACTAGTGCCTTTAGTTTTACAAATATTATTAGCGAGAATATGAGCCATACCTTTTAATGAAATTTTTTGCTGCATCATTTTCTGCATTAGTTCTTTATTTTCGTTAAACATTGTAAAAGTTCCGCTTATGCTTTTAAGTGTAGCGTTAACGTTTAAGCCCGTAGTGTGCTTTTTTCTTACATGGTACATTCTCTGACCGCCAAAAACTAAACCATTTTGGCATAAGTTCCTATAAGCACCCGCAAACGCTTGATAAAGCCAGGACATATCAACAGAATTAAAAATATCACTCCTCATATTAACAATAGAGCCGTCTCCCATATCCTTGGATAAGTCGTGAAAAGTAACAGTTCTTTTTTGTTTACGCCCGCCCTCAAATACATAATCATCTACAGTAATATTAGATTGAGGTAAATTTTTTTGCTCAACTAATTTTTTAGCGTGATTGCTAAAAAGCTCCACTGGATTAACTATTTTATATTGGTTACTGCGTGAACGCCCTAAAATCTCCATTGTATCGGGTCTATAAACAACCACTTGATTATTCATTTTAGTTGGCTTTTCTATTCCGTTATTATCTTTTAATAATAAAACGGGGTCTTTTATTGATTTAATAGGCATTTCAAAAGCTGAAACATCTAGTAAATTATTGTGTTGATAATGCATAATAAAACTCCCTTTTTTATGCGTTAATTTTTTTATTGCTTATCTGCAATATATTTTCTTTATCAGTTTTTTTGTTAGATACAAAGTTTTTTTTTCTCTTTTTTTTGCGACCTGTTATCCCCGAGCCATCCCCGTAAATATCTTGTGTAAGATAATAATTAGGGCTTTCAGTATTTTTGCCAAAAGGATAATTTGAAATTTTTTTAGACATCTAAAACAAACCCCGAATAATCATTTTTAGCTTTACCCTTAGCAACTAAGCCCGCTATACTGTTTAAAGGGTCAAGAAATCTTAAATCATTAGTATCTGCATTGACAACTTTAAAACCTTTAAATTGTGTAGGTAAGCTTTTTCTAAATACTGCTGATATATTGCCACCTTTTTTTAATATATCAAAAGCTTGTTTTTTGTTATCTTCATTTAAACTGTAGGTTATATGATAATTTTTGGGTAGTGAACCATTGACAAATTTTAACGCCCTTTTGTAAACCTTGGTGTAGTCATACCATTGAATACTTTTAAATTCGTCTATTAAGCCCGTATTCTCCCATGATATATCACTAGTGCCATTTAATCTAATACAAGGGATTAGCTTTTTAGATTTAGCCTTTTTAATAAAAGCGTTTATCTCTTTTCTTAGTTGATTTAAAAAAGTTTCTCTTTCTTGTATATACCATAAAGTTTTATTTATACGCCCTAATTTTACGCTAGGATAAGAGCCATTACCCGCCGTATATAAACAAGCCCTTTTACAACCTTTTGAAGCTTGCGGGCATACATTAAAGCCCGATTGATTAGAAGGGGCAAGGTAAAGAATAGCCGTTAAATATCCGTATTTTTGCCCTTTAACTGTTTTAGCGTTATTATCAATATTAAGTAGCTGTTTTGATTTAGTAAACTTAATCATTGTTGACTCTCTCAACTAAACCAAATCTAATATTTTTAGTGTCTATTACTTTTACATAATATTTTTTTTTGTTAGCTACTATCTTTTGTATAGTGTTATAATAAATATTTCTATATTCTTTTTTGCTCATATCATAAGCAATTAAAAATTCGTTAGGGTCAGTTGTGCGTTTACCCCCCTTTAGATTTTTAACTACACCTAGTCGAAAATTTCCAGTTCTTGGAATAGTGTACTTACCATAGTTAGGATTAATAACAGTATGACCAAATTTATCTGTTATAAATTGTCGTCTATCTTTTTTATTCCAACGAATATGGAATATGCCTTGAGTTCCGCAAATATCTTGAATTGTATTTGGTACACTCCCTAAAGTTACAGTTGCCATTTTTTTAACTCCCTTTTAAAAATGTTTATTTTACTCTGCACATAAAAAAAACCAAGTCAATTAATTTTATAATTTATTTTAGATTTATTTTTTAGTGTATCTAATATATTTTTTTCGATAGCTGTTTTTTGTTTGTATACCCTAAATGTTTTTAGTAAGTTTTTAAATGTATTAGGGTACTTACGCAAAAGTTTACTCTCATACTCTTCATTAAAATAGAGGCTAGGTAACGCTGACATTTTTATGCTGACATTTTTTCGTAAAGCTAAATCATAAACGCTGACATTTTTTCTGCCCGCTTTTATAAAATATAACCTACCACCCGATTTAAATTTTGTGTGATGGTATCTACCAAAGTCTGCATCGACAAGTATCCAATTAGCTGACATTTTACTCCCTTTCTTTCTAAACTTACGTTAGTACCAAAGGGTTTCTGGAATCTGCCTAGAACTCTTACAACAGCCAACCCTAACCCACGGCTCTAATTAAGAATTGTTAAGGTTATTTGGTACTAACGTAAACTTAGTGTAGGTAACAACAAAAACGTTTCAAACCAGTTTTACATTGTCATTACCTACTGTAAGTACGATAGACACACTTTGTCCGAAGAGCTTACTAAGTAAGATTATCGTACCTACCAAGACAGCACACGCTCTAACACGGCTTATCTTGTTGGTAGACTTAACAAGAATAAAGGCTTACCAAATCGTCTACCAAACTTGGTACATCTTTTTTATTCTTGTGTTAGGAAAAGGACTTACAGATATATCTACCATGCCCACTCCTAAACATGTTTCTAGTTTTTTGTGTTGTCTAGAACAACCACCCAAGCGTCTAGTTATGTAGTTGCCACCCTATTGTCTACCACAACTCCTCTGTTTCTTATGTTGGGGAACACAACTAAACACTATCTCGTTTATCTGCTTTGTTTTTTGCCGTCAATAAAATTTTAGCAAAGTTATCCACAGGATGAAACTTTTTTATGTAACATACAGTACAATACCATTTAGTATCTGTTGCTCTTATTGTAGGTACACTAACTTTACAACTCATACACTTTTTGTTATCTGCCATACTAACCACTCCTTTATTTCACTTCTCATTAGCACCTCAGTTAAGAAATTTCCATAACTATTGACAATATGCTCTTCTTCTTTTTCTTTCATTCCATATTGATAAAAGCCGACATGACAAAGTTCATGTAGTATAAGATTGACAGCATCCATACCTCCCATATCAATTATTTCTTCATCTAAATAAATTTTTAATGGTGGTTTGCTGACAAAACTACCTTGATAATCTGAACTCTCATACGCTATATCATGGGGTATTCTGACAAGTTCTACTTTAAATGCACCTATAGTGACATGTTTTGGTAGATTAACTATTTTTTTATTCGCTGACATTTTCTAAAAACTTCCAACTACCTACAGTATTTTCTGCACTCTCTGTTCTAACAAGTTTACCCTCATCAGTTATACTATCTTGTTTCTTTAATAAATCAGCTTCATCTTTAGCGTATACATGGTAAACTTTATTTTCTACTACCATAACTTCTACTTCGTATTTTCTTTTACTCATTGACATTTCTCCTTATCCTTTACTTTACTACAGTAAAACTCCCTAGATTTATCTTTTAATGTTTTTTGTTTTTTTAGTATCTTCTTTTTCTTTTCTGGATTTGGGTCACTCTCTAACACCTCATCCAAAACACCAACAGTTTCTTTAGCTATCATTAATGTACATCCTGTACAAGTAAAAAATAATAAGGTTATAAAAATTATTCTATACACTATAAATTAACTTAATAACTAAGTCTCCATTGTTTATTGCTGTTTGTATAACTAACTCCGACATTTTAACTCCCTACATACATATCAGTTTTTTTACAAGGTATACAAAACCTATCAAACTTACTTTGTATATCAAATTGTTTTTTACATAGATAACAAGTTCCCTTACCTATTGTTTTAAAGTAGTAGTTATGGCTTGGCCCCCTTGTTTGTTTTTTTGTTTTTACTTTGTATCCACCCTTTTTCTTTTCTCTATGTAATTTACCTAATACGGCATTTTTAGTAATACCTAATTCTTTACCTATCTCTGTCATAGTCATATTAGTTTTAGATAACTCAAGAGCCTTTTTAAAGTTATCATCTGTCCACTTAAAAGGTTGGTTCATATTCTACTCCCGCATCATGTAATTTTTTATAGTGTAGATACACACTTTTGCACTCATGGTAACTACGCATTCTACCCTCAAATTCTGCATCATACATTTTATTTTCCCATTTTTTCATTTCCGTTGGTACATGTAAAAGATTTCTATCCATAAGTATATAAAGTGTCCCGTGGTGGGGGTTCTCCCTTTTTACTGATAAAAAAAAATCTGTCAACAAAAAAAAATAGTTGACATTAATTTTTATTTCTTTAAGGGTTGTTTTAGATACTGTGAAAGTGGATAAAACCGCCACCGACTAGCGTTCCGTCAAGTGCTTTAAAAAGGGAGGTCAGTATCTAAGTAAGGGGAGTATGTTACAAAACTTTTTAAAGAATTTAAATCTATCTGTTAATGAAACAACAAGAATAGATTGTCCTATTTGTTTTAATAAAAATACTTTTTCTGCATTAAATACAGGCACAGAAGTAATTTATAATTGCTTTCATGCTGACTGCAATATTAAAGGTAAAACTCGTAATGAACTATCTAAAAAATTATTTGCTGAAATAGAACGGCAAAAAGAACCAGAAGTATTTTATGTTAGAAATCATTGGGAACAAAGTTTAGAAAATAAAGATTACAGAGAATATGTTAAACACTATAATTTAGAAGATTACTATGAGATTATGAGATACGACCGCCATACTCATAGAGCGGTATTTTTAATTATGAAAGATAATAAAGTTGTTGATGCGGTTGGTAGAGCTTTATACAAAAAAACAAAACCAAAGTGGTATCGTTATGGTAGTTCTGGTTATCCATTTGTAGCGGGTAAAGGTGATACAGCTATAATTGTTGAGGATGTCGTTAGTGCGTTAGTTTTGTGTCAATACTGTGTCGGTATTGCTTTACTAGGAACTAATTTATTGCAAACTCATGTTGATGTGATAAAGAAATATAAAAAGGTAGGAATAGCACTTGATAAAGATGCAAGTAAAAAAGCTGTTAAATTAGTTGACGACTTATCTTTAAATTTAAACGCAAAGTTTTTATTATTAGAAGATGACATAAAAGAAATGATAGACGAAGATATTAAAAAGTTAGTAGATAAGGTAGATAAGAAAGCTTGGGGGTGGATGAATGATACATACTGAAATCTTATCTATTTGTCTAAATCATGAACACTACAGTAAAGTTCGTAGGTTTATTAATCGTGATATGTTTAATCATGAGTATGGTATGGTATATACTCTAATTGAAAAGATACATGAAAAATATGATAACAAAGTATTAACTACTCGTGACTTAAAGGTCATGTATACTGACCTATATCCTGCTGTTCCAAAGGCTACTAGGCAAAATATATTAGATAGGATAGATGAGTTGGATGAAAATAGTCCTATTTCAGACCTAAATTACGATGCTATAAAAAACTTTTGGGGTAGACAAAAAGCAAAAGAAATAGGAGAAAAAGCTGTTGACATTTATACAGGGTCTGACTCTGACATTAGTGGATTAAGAAGATTAGTAGAAATGTTAGATGAACAGAATATGGTAGGTAGCGAAACCTACAATCTTGTTGAAGAAGATATTGAAGAGTTATTTACTTTAAATGGTGGTAGTGGGGAGTTTACTCATAGGCTGTTAACAATGGCTGACAATGTTCCCGCACTAGATAGAGGTCACTTTGTTATTCTTTTTGCTAGACCAGAGATTGGTAAGACAACATTTTCTAGTTTTAATGCGTCTGGCTACATAAAACAAGGAAAGAAAGTAACATACTGGGCAAACGAAGAACCCGCAGTAAGAATTAAACTTAGAATAGTACAATCATATTTTAATCAAACAAAAGAAGAAATTGCTGACAACATAGAAAACTACAAAGAAGAGTACCTAACAAAAATAAAACCTTACTTAACAGTTTTTGATAGTGTAGGTACACACATTGATGAGATAAATGAGTATGCTAGAATTTACAAACCAGATGTAATGTTTGTTGACCAGTTAGATAAAGTTCACATTACTGGGCAGTACAATAGAACAGATGAAAAATTAAAAGATGTTTATGTTAGAACAAGAGAAATTGCAAAAAGGCATGAGTGTTTAGTTTGGGCGGTATCTCAAGCTAGTTATGAGGCAGAAGGTAAATCAATTATAGATTACTCTATGTTAGATAATTCAAGAACAGGTAAGGCGGGTGAAGCAGATTTAATTATTGGTATCGGAAGAGGTGCTGACAATATTGATTTATCTGACCCTTATCGTTGTATAACAATAAGTAAAAATAAATTAAACGGATGGCATGGCTCAAGACATGCACGGATAAGTATACAGAGAGGAGTGTTTGAAAGTGATAACGACACTTGATGTTGAAACAACATTTGATGTTGATGCTGACAATAAAATAACGTCTAGTCCTTTTAATGGTAACACATTAGTTTCAGTTGGATATAAAATTGATGACAATCCAGTTGAGTATTTATGTTTCTATCATAGGGATGAACCACCGACACCAAATGCAAAAAACATTTTACAAAAAGTTTTAGATAAAACTGATGTCTTAGTAGGACATAATATAAAGTTTGACTACAGTTGGTTAATTCAATGTGGTTTTACTTACGATAATAAATTACATGACACTATGGTCATGGAGTACATCATGGCAAGAGGTGTCAAGTGGGGATTTTCATTAGAAGATTGTTGTAAAAGAAAAGGTGTTGCACTTAAAAAAAGTGAACTAATTCAACCATTTATGACTAATAAAATATCTTATGAAAAAATACCTTGGAACATTGTGCATGAATATGGTAAACAAGATGTTGAAAGTACATATCAACTTGCGATTGCACAGTTAAGTAAATTAAAAATAGGATGGGGGGATTTATATGTCTAATGGTATACTACCTACTATAAAACTTTCTATGGAGCTAACAAAAGTTTTAGCTGACATTGAAATGAATGGATTGCATATTGATGCTGACATATTAACAAATATAAAAAATAAATTTGAAAAAGAATTAATTGATTTACAAACTTACTTACAAGAAAAAGTAAAACATTTTATGGGAGACACACCAATAAATTTAGATTCACCAGAAGATAGGTCAATACTTTTTTATTCAATGCGTATTGTTGACAAAAAGGTATGGGCTTCAAGATTTAATATTGGTTTTGAAATGAGAGGTAATACAAGAAAACCTAAAAGAAGAACTGAGTTTTCTGATATGAGAGAATTTTATACAGAAATAAATACTATGGCTCGTGCTGAATTAAAAACACATGGAACTGTATGCCATAACTGTCAAGGAACTGGTAAATACACTTACATGAAAAAAGATGGCACGCCTAGTAATGTAAAAAGAAAATGCAAAACTTGTAATGAAAAAGGTTTACTATTTACTAATAAAAATGAAAGAGCGGGTTTACGATTAAAACCTAGAAACTCTATTGATTGTTCTGCTATGGGATTTAAAACTGACAAAGAAGTTTTAGAAAGTCATTTGACATCTACTAAAGGAGTAGAGCATGAATTTTTAATTAAGTATGTACGCTATTCTGCTATAAGAACGTATCTACGAACTTTTGTTGATGGTATGCAGAAAGCAATAAGCAAAGATGGTATGGTACATCCGCAATTTATGCAGTGTGTAACAAGCACAGGTAGACTATCATCTCGTAGTCCAAACTTCCAAAACATGCCTAGGGGTAATACTTTTCCTGTTAGAGAGTGTATTACATCAAGGTGGGAAGGTGGTAAAATACTAGAAGGTGATTACTCTCAATTAGAATTTAGAGTTGCAGGATTTTTAGCTAATGACAAACAAGTATTTAAAGATGTAAAAAATGAAGTAGATGTTCATAGTTACACAGCAAGAATTTTAGGCGTTTCTCGACAAAAAGCAAAGTCTGATACTTTTAAACCTTTATACGGCGGTATATTAGGTACTCCAAAACAGATGCAATACTATCGTGCTTTTAAATCTAAGTACGATGGTATTACTAGGTGGCATAAAGAGTTACAGAATGAGGCACTAATTACTAATAAAATTAGATTGCCAAGCGGTAGACAATACTTTTTTGCTAATGTAGAAAGATTGAGAAGTGGTAGTGTTACCAACTCTACAGCTATAAAAAACTATCCAGTTCAAGGTTTTGCTACGGCTGATTTACTTCCTATTGCTTTAATTAACTTAAAAAAGTTGTTGACAAATCGTAAACTAAAAACTATTATCTGCAATACAGTACATGATAGTGTCGTTTTGGATGTTTATCCGGGCGAAGAAAAACAAGCTATCACAACTTTAAAAGATGCTATGATGTCTTTATCAGATGAGTGCATAAAGCGTTATGGTTTTAAATATACAATGCCAGTTGGTATCGAGCTTAAACTAGGTAATGATTGGCTAAATATGGAGGAGGTTTATAAAACCAATGGTTGAAAATACAGAAACACAAGCATTGTCGGTCACTACTAATTTTGACAATTTAAGTGACGCTGACTTAATGCGTTTAACTGGACAAACAGATGGTGGTGGGCCATCGGGTTCGGTTTTGTCAAGACTATCAATAAACTACGATACGGAAGATGAGAATGAAAATCCGTTGCCTAGAGGGCATTTTGCTTTAAAACTTGATGGTGAAAATATTTATTCTAAAAATGTAAAGTTTAGACCTTTTATTAGGTTATACGCTTACAGTTATTGGGATAACTCTTCACAAGAATTTACATCTAGTGTTCAAATGCCGTCATTAGGAGACCAATTTGCAGACTCTTCTGGTTCGTATAAATGTGGAAAGTTATCTAGAGAGCAAGTAGAAAGCTTAAAAGATGATGACCCACAGCGTGTGATACAAAGTTCTATTAAATGTAATCAAGTTTTATATGGTGTAGCAAGTATGGAAGGTAAAAAATCTGATGGTAAAGAAGCCAAGATTGATGAAGTTCCATGTGTTTACTACGCAAAAGGTACAAACTATGTTCCATTTAGTACAACGCTTGCTAGTTTAGCAAAACAAAATAAACCTATGATAAGGACAAATCTTTTGTTATCTACCAATAAACAAAAGTCTGGAGGTAATTCATACTTTTCAGTAAATGCCAAAATAGGTGATTCAGTAGACTCTCTATCTGATAAAGATAAAGAGTTATTAAAAGAATTTTCGGTTGCGATAAAATCCGTAAACGAAAGTGTCATGGAGAAACATAAAACTGCTGTTAAACAAAAAACAAAAGATGGCGACCACTCCCTAGCTATTGAGTTAGACGGGTAATAGCGTGTTATATACTCTAATAGAGAATTTTCTCTATGATGCAGTTCGGGGGGAAGGAAAACTTCCCCCTGAAATTATTAAAGAATTTGGTAAATCCTGTGAAAAAGCTTTAGAAAAACAATTTAATGAAAAGATGGATTGGCGTATGCGTATGTCCGGTCTAGGCAAGCCTTTATGCCAACAACAATTAGAAAAAAAAGGTAAAGAAAAAGAATTACAATACAATACTATAATTAAATTTCTTATGGGAGATTTACTTGAAGCAGTTGCAATAGCTGTTATGAAGGGTGCAGGTATAGATATTGAAAAAATACAAGAACCTGTAAAATTAAAAATAGGTGGTATAGAATTACAAGGAACATACGATGTTAAAATAGATGGTAAGGTCTGGGATATAAAATCTGCTAGTCCTGCTAGCTTTATGAGTAAGTTTGGTCAGTATGGTAGTTACAATAAAATAAAAGATAATGACCCTTTTGGGTATATAATGCAAGGTCATCTTTATGGAGAGGCAGATAATTCTGATTTTGGAGGGTGGATAGCAGTAAATAAAGTTACAGGAGAGTTTGCTGTATGTGAGGCACCAGAAAATCAAAAAGAAGATAGAGAAGAAATGGTGAAAACTGCCAGTGAAACTATAAAAACTTTAAAATCAAACAAGAAATTTGAAAAGTTATATAATGATATACCAGAGACTTATGTTCCTAAATCTGGTAAAAATAAAGGAATAAGAATAGAAACTGGAAATACCCTATTAGAAGGTATATGTGGTTATTGTGATTTTAGAAAACACTGTTGGCCAAAAGCAACTTTAAATGAAAAGGTTACATCTAAAGCTAAATCAAAACCATTGGTTTGGTATAATAAATTAAAAAATACAGAGGTTAAAAACTTATGAATGTACTATGGTTATCGGCACCCTATAGAAAAGATGATATAATGTCTAATAAAGATGTTGTTTGGGTATATACAGAAAATGAAGAACAAAAAGGTGGGGGTGAAGTTACTGAGTTTATGAGGTCAACAGAAAATTGTCATCCATTAATGGTAAGACAGCACTATGGTAGTGATGGTTTTTATAAGGAAGATAACATACTTAGAACTACGCAAGTAATGGAAAGATATTTTAATTCTTTGTTTATAAAAATAAAAACAGGTAAATTAGCTATATTACCTACAATAGAAATAAATGAAGCATTAATAGAATTAGAAAAAAACGCACCTAGTTTACACTCTGTTTTTGTAAAAAATATTGAAATTACAAATAGATATAGAACAAAAAGTTTAATATGAAAAGAAAAGGATTTCGTTCTGAGTTTGAAAGGGGCTTTGCTCACTGGCTAATAAAGAACAATATTAAGTATGATTATGAAAAATTTTTTATAGAGTATCAACCTAAAGTAAAAAAATATACTCCAGATTTTTATCTTTCAAAACAAGATATATACATAGAGACAAAAGGATTTTTTGATTTAGCAGATAGACAAAAACATTTATTAATTAGAGAACAAAATCCAGATATTGATATTAGATTTTTATTTGTAAATGCTAATAATAAACTTAACAAATCGAGTAAAACAACTTATGGTCAATGGTGTGATAAGCATAAAATACTCTGGGCAGAGAAAAGGATACCTAACGAATGGCTGATATAAACACTTTAGCAAACGAAACTGAAAAGTTATCTTTATTACCAGATAGATTTTATCTAATACTTAAACCTAGAGGTGATGGTAGTTTTGATGTTTCCGCTTATGATACTACTCATCCTGCTAAACCAGTTGATGCTACGTTTTATGTACTAAAAGGCATAATGGAAACTTTAGAAATTGATTTAGATAGATTAGTACAGCTAGGGCAAATGGCTGTAATAGATAAAGTTGTAGAACTTCAAGGCAATGGTAAATCTCCAACTACTGAATTATTAGATTCAGATGTAGAACAAATAGACATAGGTAAAAAACATTGAGTAAAATAGAACCTAATAGTGGTAAAACTATAAAGCAATTAAAAACACATGATTTTTCTGTAACTAAATTTAATAAAGATTTAAAGTATGGTAAGAAACATGAGAAACTTGTTATGGAGTCTAGATTAGACTATGAACTTAAAACAGATAGATTAGCTCATAAAACAGGTAACTTATATATTGAGTATCAATCTAGAGGTAAGGATAGTGGTATAACAACAAGTAAATCTAATTTATGGATATTTAAAATTGTAGATAAAAAAGATAAACATTTATTTTCTATTGAGATACCTCTTGACAGATTAAAAAAATTAGTACATAACAAATATTCTACTGTTCTAGGAGGTGACTATAGAACATCAAAAGGTTATTTAGTTCCTATAATAGACTTAGTATCAGTATGACAGTAGAGTTTTGGCAATGGTGGATATTAGTTATGGTTACTATAAATACTTGTATAAATACAATAGTATTTTTTGTAGGTAGAAAGTTTAAAAAGAAAAAGAAATGAGTGAAAAAACAAAAGATTTTTTAGAAGAGGCAGTTAGATTAGTAGGTGGTCAACGTCAAAAAGACTATGGCGATA